AAAATGTGGAAGGGGTTTTTTGGTAATTTTATTGTTTTCTTTCTTTTAAAAGGTTATTTTTTTTTATTATTTCTTTTTTTTTTTTTTTAATTTTTTTTTTTTTTTTTTTTATATAATTATCCCCGGCGAGTTCTAAGATTCCGGAGATTAATAGTTTTTGGCATTTCGCATTCTACATATTTTTTATAAAATTTTTCTAAAAATAAAATACGAAATTTAGTATTATTGCTTTTATGCACGAAACAAAGTACAATAGGGCCATGCGAGAAAAGATTATTGAATATTACAGATTGCTGGGAGTCAGGAGATTTTATTATTCAATCGAGATGGCTAAACGCGTGTGCGACATGCACGGCGAGCGCTACGCCTTAGAAATAATCGACGAGGAGGCGAACCGGATGAAGCGCTTGCAGCCGAAAGGTATCCTATGAATTGGATATACGTACATTTTCCGGCCGGGCTTTTTATTCTATGCGTAGATAGCGGATTGGTGGCAGGGACGATGCGGCTGGCGCATACGGCCGAAGCGCTGGTGAAGAAGCTGAAGAAGTTTTTATGAATATTAACGAACTCGCGGCGCGATTCAAACTTTGGAAAGATCGCCCGGATATTTTCGTTGAAGAAGTGTTCGGCGCCAAACCCGATCTCTGGCAACAAAAAATATTGCAGGCATTTCCTACCCAGCAGCGTATCGCACTAAAGGCATGTCGTGGCCCCGGCAAGACCTGTGTTCTCGCGTGGCTCGCATGGAACTTCTTGCTGACACGGCCGCATCCTAAAATCGTGGCAACTTCGATAACCGCGGATAACTTATCAGATAATCTCTGGTCGGAAATGGCTCTTTGGCAGAGTCGATCGCCACTTTTGAAGGAAATGTTCACTTACACCAAAACGCGGATATTTTCAAAAGAACATCCGGAGACGTGGTGGATGTCAGCGCGTCCATGGTCGAAGTCCGCGAACGCAGAAGAACAGGGGAACACTTTGGCCGGCTTGCACGCTGACTATGCCCTTTGCCTAGCTGACGAGAGCGGCGGCATACCGGAAGCAGTGATGGCGAGTGTTGATGCGATGCTGTCATCATGCGTCGAAGGCCACATAGTACAAGCTGGAAATCCGACGCACCTAAGTGGTCCGTTGTACAACGCCTGCACTCGGGATCGGCACTTATGGCACGTAGTAGAAATATCTTCCGCGCCAGGCGACCCGAACAGAACGCCGCGGGTAAAAATTGAATGGGCGAATGAACAAATTCAAAAATACGGGATCGATTCTCCATGGGTATTAGTAAACGTTTTTGGGCAGTTCCCGCCTACATCTTTCAATGCGCTGATTAGTGTCGAGGAGGTTGAAGATGCGATGAAGCGGCTATATGCAGAACAGGATTACCAGAATCATCCTAAAGTGCTCGGGGTAGACGTGGCGCGTGACGGCGGGGATTCGTCGGTAATATTTCCGCGCCAAGGGCTCCAGACGTTTAAGCCAATGCAGTTTAGAAATATTCACGGGCCGGAAGGCGCGGGGCACGCGGCGAGAAAGTACAGGCAATGGCAGGCAGACGCAATAATGGTGGACGCCACCGGCGGCACCGGGTCGTCATGGATAGACCAGCTCATGCTGCTCGGTATTCCGCCGATAAGTGTGCAGTTCGCCGGCAAGGCGTCGAATGAGCGGTACGCGAATAAAAGAAGCGAGATGATCTTCGAGTTGGTAGAATGGATAAAACGCGGCGGGGCGCTGTATCCTGTGAAGGAATTGGTGGCAGAATTGACTCAAAGCACTTATACGTTCAAAGGCGATAAGATGATACTCGAACCGAAGGATTTGCTAAAGGCGAAGATCGGTCGCTCGCCGGATTTCTTGGATGCGCTGGCCTGCACGTTCCACTCTACTGTCGAGAAGAAACCGGAGTACGTAGACGGCTGGAAAATTTCAGATGTGCGCACCTCGCCCGTGCAACGCTATGGCGATTATCGGCCATTAAGCAGGGAGTACATACAACGTGGAAAGAAGTATTGAGATTAAAGCCGGGGGAGTTTGTAAGATAGACCGCCGGCGGAGAGGAATCGGATATCGCACAAAACCGATAAAAGGATTAGAGGACTTGGAACTACAGATTAACCCGCCTCTTGTATCAGGTAAATAACTATCTATCATCCCCAGAAACACTAAATGGGCATTTAAACCAACCAGTTGAATTACCTAGGGATTTACTCTATAATAAAGGCTTTATGGAGTAGAGTAATGCCGAGCGCAGCCGTTGGGAAATTCCTTAATTTCAATTATGTTAAAGGCCCGACGGAACTTTTGCAAGGTGCTGCGGACGTGTTACACCCTCCGGCGCCGAAAGTCCCGGCAACGCCCCCTATACCCCCTGCGGCAAACCCAGCGAGTTTAGCTAACTCTTCCAGTATGGCTTCGGCATCGAATGTCGGTGCAAAAGCCGCAGCGGCATTGGCCGCGCAAAACGGTGGCGCTCAGTTTGACGGTTCTGCCACATCGAAAGCCAGCCTTCTCGGTCCAAGCTAGATGGCACTTAGCATGAAAGACGAAGCGACCAGTTGGCTTGAGCAGGCATCCCCTGAGACGTTAAGCAAGCAGCCAATCAAAGCGAGCAAGAACCCGCCGAAAGAAAAGATCAGCGAGAAAGATTGGAGCGTGTTGCGCGGGCACCTGGAAAGCAATCTCGCTATGCTCCGCACGTGGCGGGATAGCTGGTGGATTCAGAATTATTCGGACCTGGCGCGGTACATACTGCCGCGGCGCTCTATATGGCTCACGCAATCGGCTGGAGGCATTCCGTCCCCGAACACGATGACTCGGGGACTGGAAATAAATAACAACATTCTTGATCCAACTGCGACTTTCGCGGCTAGGGTGTGTGCAGGCGGGATCGTCAGCGGCTTATGCTCGCCGTCTAGGCCGTGGTTTAAGCTTGTTCCGGCGATGAAGGAAACGCAATTAGATGATGAAGCACGGCAATGGCTGGATACTACCGAAGAGCTAGTGTATCGTGTTTTGGCGCGGTCGAATTGGTATTCTGCTATAACACAAGAAATTGAGGACCTTGTCGTTTATGGTACTTCAGTCAACATCATTTACGAAGACGCGAAAGATCTAATCAGGTGCTATACACCATGCGTTGGGGAATACTACTTATCATCGGGTTCGACAATGCGGGTAGACGGACTGTATCGCATATTTGTTATGACCGTATTGCAGATGGTTGATATGTTCGGGCTGGATAATTGTTCGCCGGACGTACAAAAACTGTGGGGTGAAAAAGGCGGCGCGTTGACGACAGAAAGGCTAGTCGCGCACAGTGTAGAACCGAATTACCCGGTAGGAGATCAAGGCAATGGCGTAGGAAGAATTAAAGGAGATTTCGTTTTCAGGGAAACGTACTGGATGTACGGCGCCGGTACGAAGTACCCTCTGGCTATGCGCGGATATATGGAAGCGCCATTCACCGCCACCCGCTGGTCGACGCAATCGAACGATGCTTACGGTCGCTCCCCAGGCATGGATATTTTGCCGGATGTGATTCAGCTTCAGGTGATGACGGAAAGAAAAGCGGAAGGTGTCGAGAAAGGTCTACGGCCGCCGCTGATAGCAAATGCGGAACTCAAGAACCATCCACAGTCGCAGCTCCCAGGGATGGTTACATACTTGAACGAGGTCAGCGCCGGAAAGGGTATGCGCTCAATATATGAGCAACAATTCGAGTTGAACTATATTACGCAAGATATCGCGGCTATTCAGCAGCGAATTAAGGTGGGATTATTTAATGACTTGTTCATGCTTATAATTTCTGGCGAACCGATGACCGAGAAAACAGCCACAGAGATAACGGCTAAGGTCAGTGAAAAAATCGCCATCATCGGTCCGGTGATTGATAATCTTCTCGGAGGGTTGCAGCAAAAATTGCAGCGGGTATTTGCAATACTACAACGTAAAAAAATGATCGCGCCAAAACCAAAATCGCTTCAAGGCGACCCTTTGGATGTTTCTTTTATTTCGGCATTGGCGATTGCGCAGAAAGCAGCGAATCTTACGGGAGCCGAGAGCCTAGTAAAGATGGCTGGCGGGTTAGCGCAATTAGGAAAGCCCGAAGCGTTAGATCCTTTGGATGTGGATTTTATTCTGCGCGATTATCAAAGCATGTTGGGTGTGAAAGAACAGTACCTTCACGGGCCGGAATTCGTCGCGCATGTGCGTGAGCAACGCGCAGCGCAGCAACAGCAGCAACAGAAATTGGCGGCGATGAACAGCATAGCCGATACAGCAAGTAAGGGGGCGAGTGCGGCTTCTGATCTCTCTGACGTAGACATCGGTTCTGGGCAAAACGCAGTTCAGGCAATGCTCGGGACGCAAGCAGGCCCGGGACAAAGACTGTAATCCATGGCAAATTCGACCCTTCCACGCGGATCAGCCAAAGGAACGTCAGGCGGTAAAGCCGGCGCCGGAAAGGGCGTCACCTCGTTGAATGGGCAGGTCGGTGATGTCTTTTTTGATGGCAGCAGCATACCGCCAGGAGCAATAACCTACGCTCAGATCCAAAATGAAACCACCAGCACGCTGATCGGAAATCCTGATACACTGGCGGGTAGTGTTTCTGAAGTTACGCTCGGCGCGCAACTAGGATTCACAAGCTCGGTACTTAACACGGTCGGCGTATCGGCAACTATCACTACCGCAAAACTGACCGGCGGCGGGGCTAATGGCAGCATGACGTTCACGAAAGGCGTGCTCACGAGCCAGACTCCGGCTACGTAAAAAAGTATTTGCAATATATTTTAATAAAATATATGCTTGCGTTTACACAATGAATTTATTTGAGAGAATATATGCCTGAAGCACTAAACGAACCAGAAGTCTTTACAGGAACTATAAAATTCTTTTCTGCTGACAAAGGATATGGTTTCGTAGTCCCCAACAACGGGAGCAAGGACGTTTTCGTCCATATCAACCAGATGAAGAAATCAGGCATAGGGCATTTGATGGAAGGTGACAGAATACAATTTTCCGTAGGCGAGCATAAAGGCCGCTATCAAGCAGTGGACATATGCTTGGTATGAAAGAGGCGTCTTCTTCACATTGGGGAATATTTCTTAATGAAGAAGACGCAGTTTATTTTGAGAAAGAAAGAGTTGAAGATATAGACATTGTGGAATTGAGGGAGATCGGGTGGTCTGGTCTTGGGATGTTGGAAGGATTAGTATAATGCCGTGGCCGTCTGGTAAAGAGTTTGCTGAAAAGCATAATAAGAAACTAAAAGGAAAAGCTGCGCAAAAAGCAGCCGATCAAGCTACGGCCATACTCAAGAAGACCGGCAACGAAGGACTGGCGATCGCTACGGCGAATAAGAACGCAAAGAAGAAACCTAAAGAATACGATAAACTCTATAATAAGGATTAAATAATATGCACCAGATCGTAATCATACCTAATAATTCATCTGCAAACACCGCGTTATTTTATACCACACCAGAAAAGGCCGAGATCGCTCGGGATAACATTCAGGCGAAAATAAAAGAAGGCGGGGATTTTATACTTAATCAGAAAGATGAATTTGGAGTTACTCTTATTATGGCGGTGAAAAATATTTCTTACGCGATGTATATTGATATGGACAAGCAAGCGCAGATTCAAACATTTTTGCGCGGCGGCCCGGTGCCGACGAAAGAGCAATCTCAGATTTTGGGCGTAGCATGAAAAAGAAAACGGAACTCGAAATGCTGAACGACTACATGGTAGGGCTGAACTGCATGATTGACGCAGCGAGCCAAATGGTTCACCAGTTCCAGAGCCTCAAATGGGTTGCGGTCCGCGATATATTGACCAAGATAAAAGACGCCCAGACTGGCGCTATTCAGAAAGAGGTTCCGAAAGCAGTATGATCGAAGAAGAAAAAACCCCACAGATACGCGGTTCCGTCGTTCGGCCGACCGAGATAATGAACGAAATGGATAGCGTGAAAGCATTTATCGATGGCGCGAAGATGGCAGCATCAGCCGCGCGTGAGCTCGCTAAAGAAACCGGCGCTCCGGAATGGCATGATAATGCGGCGTTCCTGGAAGCGATGGGCGTGAACGGTAAGAAGCTCTCGAACATGAAGGCCATGACCCGGCTAGAGAATGCGATGGCCGCCCAACTCAAAACCGGCTCGAAATTCATAATGTAATTTTATGACAGATGATATTTACCGTAAGCAACTCGCGGACTTTGGCATTGAGCAAACTCAAATAGTCGAGGGCAGTGCCGCCAAGAGGAGGCGCGAAGACGAGGAACAAACACTGCTCGGCATAACGAAAGCCCTAGCCAGTTCTGTTGCCGGCCGGCAGTGGCTGTATAATCAATTAACGATTTGCCAGACGTTCTCTCCTCCGTTTGCGCCTGGCAAGCCTGATCTGTCGGCGTTCTTCGCCGGCACTCAGGCAGTAGGTATCCGGCTCTTTAATGAAATAATGAAAGTAGCCCCGGAGAAGTTCTACGAGATGATTGTAGAAGCTGACGCGCGTAAGCGCGGCGTGAAACCGAAAGACTCAGGTACGGACGAGATTATCTTCACATAGATCGTCTATGCTAAAGATGTCGTAATCATTAAGGGCTAGGAACACAGCATCTCTTGCGTATCGTTGCGTGAGGTCCGGGAGACCGGAAGCGTCATCTTCGCAATGCGCCACGTTTTTGAGAGATCTATCTGCGAATACAAAATGACTTTCGTAATGTTTTTCTTTTTTAACATCGCCTAAGTCCAGGTATTCAAATTCTTCTGTTTTCGTAGGATCAGATATACGCGCTATTTTCATCATTCTTTTCATACAGCTATGTCCTGCTTAAGTTATCTTCACGTAGTTTTTTCATCCAGGCCTCCGCATGCTCCCGCGTCACATAAGTACAGCGGCCAATCTTTTTTATAATTAGTCGTCCCGCCTTCACTTCTTTATAGAACGTAGTCGTGGACATCTGGTAAATTTCCAGAAAGGAATTGCGGCGCATTAATTCAGGTTTAGTTCTTTCGGAAAGAGTGTCTTTGGAAGGCGGTCTGTACTCTTTCATTTTACCTCTCAGGTTATACTGGTGACGATCTGTCACATTATAATATATCGGGCCGTTATTGGCAATACTATATTTTTATGCTTGTTTTTCAGTATGTTATCTGGCATAATAAAGGCATTGCAATTTTTCTTCAGGGAAATTTTAGGTGGCAGACGATCAGATAACCACAGTTTCGACTTCTACCCCTGCTTCGGCAGCGCCGGTAGATACCGCCGCGCCCGTTTCGGCTGTCGATACTTCCGCAGGTAATTCTACGGTAGTGAGCGCGGCACCTGCCGATTCAGTAGTTAGTGCGCCGACAGCAGACAGCATTGCCGCACCAGCAGCAGTTGAGGCGATTGTTTCCCCGCTGACGGATTCTGTAGACCCGGCGAAAGAAATTAAACCTGACGCAGTAAAAGATAAGGCCAAAACCGACGGCGAAGTAAAGCCAGTTATTGAAACTAAAACGGAGCTTCCTACTTATGAGCAATTTAAGCTTCCGGAAAATGTTAACCTCGATAAAGCTCCTATTTCAGAATTTGCTAAATTACTTGGTGAAATTGAAGTTGGTAAACTGGATCATAAAGGTTTTCAAGAAACCGGCCAAAAGCTGATTGATCTGGCGGTCCAGGCAACTCAAGACTCCCTGGCAAAGCAAGACCAGTTTTATAAAGAGTACCACGAGAATCAAAAGAAAGAATGGCTTGAAGGATTCAAGAATGATCCTGAAATCGGCGGAGCGAAGCTCGTCGAAACAGTCAGCAATTTGAAAGATGCCATCGAGACTTATGGCGGCACTGCGGAGCAGATAGCGAAGATTCGCACTGAGATGAAGAACAGTGGCTTAGGGCTGCAGCCGGACGTGATTCGCTTCATCAACAATATGCAGAAGCAAATTCAAAAATATAACACTGAAGGTGACAACGGGAATGGCGGGAACAACAGGATTGTTGCGGCTAATCGCCCAGCGCCGCTAAAGGTGAAACCACAAGACATGTTTTATAGTTAATAGATACAACCAAAAGTAGAGGAGACAGATTAAAATGGCAACTTCAGGTTTACCTTCAATCGTAGATTGGGCGAGATCTCGCGAGCCGAACGGGTCGGCTGCGCACGTAGCACAGCTTCTTAGCCAATGTAACCAAATGCTTAAAGACATGATCTGGCAAGAAGCCAACATGCCTTTGGCGCATAAAATAACCGTAGGTGTCGCACTGCCGCAAGGTACGTTCCGTGCCGCTAATATCGGTGTGGCTTTCAGCAAAGCGCTGAACGCTCAAATGCAATTCGGCATCACTGAATTGGTAAGCTACTCTGGTGTTGATCGCTCGATTGCGGAACTCTGGGGCGATATCAAGACCTATCGTTATCAGCAAGACATGGCGCATATCGAAGGCATGAGCCAACAAGTATCGAATGCATTGATTTATGCGAACGAAGGCACTTCACCAGGGCAAATGACCGGCTTTGCGCCGATCTACAATACCGTAAATACCGCTACTGCGTACAACGCAGCTAACGTTATTGACTGCGGCGGTACAGGCAGTAACAATGCTTCTATTTACTACAACAACTGGGGCGATGTGACCACTTACGGAATATTCCCGAAAGGCACTCCGTCCGGCATTGTGTATGAAGATAAAGGCGATATCCGTGCATTGTACGATGCTAACGGAAATCAATTTGAAGGATATACTTCATTCTTCCGGATTAAGTTCGGTCTGACGATAAATGACTGGAGGTACAACGTTCGCTTGGCTAACATCGACGTAACTACCGCCGGCCTGCTTGGCACCAACCCCCCGGATCTGTTTGTGTATCTCTCCCGTGCGATGGGCAAGATACCCGCAAGCTCGCGCCGCGTGTTCAATGCCGAAGAAACTGATGATCCGACAGATCCAAAACCAGGCACTATGCCAGTGCTGTACGTGAATCGTCAGGTCCAAGAGGCGCTCGATATCCAGGCTATCCGCGATAAAAACGTGCTAATCAGCATGAGAGATTATGCCGGTGCACCAGTGGTCGGTTTCCGTGACATACCAATCCGGATCGTAGACGCGCTCGTTTCAAATGAAGCTCGGGTAACTTGATAATCACAAATGGAAAATAAGCAAATTAACACAGGAGATAAATCATGTTTCTCGATTCACTAGTACAACTTTCAACCGCCCAGGCTGTCACTGCGACCGCCGCAAGCACAAACATTTATGACGTAACCGGAGCGGGTTCCGGCAATGCCCCGAATATGACCGGCGGCATGACCGCAAGCGGTGCAACCCTTATCGGATTCGATATTGGCGCGGGCGACGGTATCGCTATTCCGGAACTCTTCTGGAACGTAAACACTACCTTCACCGCAGGCGGCGCCGCCACCATGACCATTCAGTTGCAGGCGGCTCCAGACAACGGTAGCAACGCCCCGGGCACGTACGTTACTATAGTACAAACCGGCGCGATTCCTGTCGCTAATTTGACCGCAGGAACTAGCGGTCAATTCCAGATACCGGAAATATCTCCGGATATGGGTTTTGGTGAAGCTATGCCGCGCTTCTATAGGGTAAATTATTTGATCGCTACCGGACCAATGACTGCCGGCACGATCACCACCAACATAGTCCTGAATCCTTCTCAAGCTACCAAAATTCAGAACTATCCTTCTAATTACGTTGCATAATCTAAGGGGTATTTATGGCCGGCATGACACAACTCGGAGCTCTCAGTTTAGAGCGTCCACGGGAAGTTACGATACCAAAAGTAAAACAGGATCGTCCTTGTTTTATGGTAGGCGGGAAAGGTTTCTTTAATAAAAAAGATAGATTCCTTTCTCCCGGGCAAATCACCTACCTGGATGAAGAACCGGGTTTGGATATGATTCCGCTGAATCGTAAGGCGTACGACTCCATGAGCGACCTTTTGGATAAACTGGACGCACTGGGTTTTGCTAAAGCCAAAGCGGACAAGAAGGATTATACCCCATTTCCGCGGGTAGAATGGAGTGACGAGGAAGGGGTGATTAATTCTCTGCCACTACCGGAAAAAGTAATGGGCGCCGACAAGAGTGGCTTGCCGGATGACGTGGTAAGGTAATGTCAGAAGGTAAGAAGAAATGGAAGACTAAAGATTTTCATCCAGGCGGGGAGAAGGGCAAACTGCACCGAGAAATTGGGGTTCCCACAGATGAGAAAATTCCGGCTTCTAAACTTCATGCTGCTGCGCACTCTTCTAATCCGGAAATAAAACGCGATGCGATTCGCGCCGAGACGATGAAGAAATGGCACCACAAGGGAAGTAAGAATACCGCCTCGCATAAAACGATTATGAAATCAATGTACGAAGGAAAATAATATGGCTTCTAAACATCACGGAATGTACGACGAAAGCCCAGAAATGGGACGTGACGAACATGGCAAAATGAGCGTCAAGAAAGGCGAGAAAGAACATAAAGAGGGTAAAGGCAAACACGAAGAAAAAGCCGATAACCTAGAGGTTCACTCATCGCATATGCACGACCGCTTGATGATGCACAATAAGCATCTTCACGAAAAGACCATGATGCACTCCAAGCACGAAATGGAGCACATGCACCATAAGGGTGAGAAGAAGGAATTGCACAAAAAACATCACGGAGAACATAAGGAAATGCACAAGGCGCATGAAGAAGAGATGTCCAAGATGTTCAGCAAACACGAAAAAGAACCAGGGATGACCGCTGGCAGTAAAGATGTTGGCGAGCCTCTAGGCGAAATTGAAAAGGGCGGCAAGGCTGTCTAAAGAACTTAAAAATTAAAGAGGGAATTAAATTATGAGTACATTTGCAGCGCTTACAGGAAGTGAAATTCTTTACGTAAATGGCGTTCAGGCTAACGGGCAGCCGGCCGCTACGCAATTTCCGACAACTACCGGGCTCATAGCTGACCTAGCTGCGGCCGGCGGAGAAAATAATATCACTGAGACAGCGATTTCTACCGTTGGCGCCGGTACGCTTACTGCCGCGGCATTAGTCGGCGGTCAGATATTACGCACCGGCTCCACCGCAAACTATACCGACACGACTGATACCGCAGCTAATATTATTGCCGCGCTGCCTTCCGCGACTGTCGGGGATTCTTTCTTTGTCAGGATCAAGAACGCTACGGCATTCACCGAAACCCTAGCTGCTGGGACAGGCGTTACACTACCGGCTACGACATTGATTCCTGCTTTTTCAGTAGGTAATTATTTCGTTAAGGTGACGAGCGCCACGGCAGTGTCCTTTACTCACATGAGCACCACTGAGATCACTAGTAACATCTATACTACGATTCCTGCATTGGTCGCATTAACTACTGTAGGGGCAGGGACTATTCTGGCGGCGGATATTGTCTCGGGGTACACTGCTCGCGGGGGTGCACAAACTGCCACTGCTTTCACAGATACGACAGATACAGCGGCCAATATCATTGCTGCGGCCCCAGGGCTGGTAAATAAAATCGGTACCGCGAACATATATACTTACGTGAATAACACCAATGCGCCGGCCACCCTAACGGGCGGTACAGGCGTTACCGTATCCGGCGTTACGGTAGTCCCGGCCAATAGCTCCGCGACTTTCGTTATAACCTATACCGCTGCTGCGACGATCACTATGGTGGGCGTAGGCATTCAGTATATTCCTCAATCCGGGACTTTCGTGGCGAACGGGGCTTCCGCAGTGACCGTAACCAATGCGAACGTATCTCCGGGGTCCAACATTATTATTACGCTGAAAACTGTCGGCGGCACCGTAGGCGCCATCCCCCACTTGTCAACTGTTACTCCCGGAACTGGGTTCACGGTTGTAGGCACCGCTTCCGATACATCTACCTACAATTACACCATTTTAGGATAATAAAAAAATGTCGGAATACATCAGTCTAGCGCTTACTAAAGAGGAAATGGCCGAGAAGCAAGAGGCGATGACTACGCCGCTTGCCGCTGAATTGCCGAAGTACCCTCACGGGTTGAGCGTAACCCTGGATGAAAAGATTTTGGAAAAACTTAACGTGGACTCTTCCGAATGGCAAGTGGGCCACAAGTTCCCCGTGGATGTTATATGGGAAATTACCGGAATTAACAAACATGAGAGCCAAGAAAATTCTAGTGTGCGCGTGGACATGCAGATCATAGCTATTAAACCGGAAGAATACGAGGAAGAGCAGGAAGAAGCTGAAGAATATGACGAAGAGCCTTCTCTTGAACGTCACGGGTATTTAAGATACAAATAGAGGTCTATGATGGCCTCACAATCCGCCGAAATAATTGAGTTAAAGAAAACCTGCAAGAAGTGCGGAGTCGAGAAACCGTTTTCTGATTTCATTACAGAAAAAAATAGAAATGACGGCATTACTAGCGGGTGCCGAGTTTGTGTTAACGCACGAAGAAGATTAAAGATAAGACGCAGGGTCGCTAAGCCGGTAAAAACTTGCACAAGGTGCGGGATAGAAAAACCTTTAGCTGAATTCGCAAAGCATAAGTACGCTAAAATAGATGGGCACTTGAACCAGTGCAGCGTGTGCCGAAATAAGTATCAAAGCGATTACGGAAAGAAAAATAGAGTTAGGCGCAGAGAGTATGTACGTTTTCATAGTCGTAAACACGTATTGAAAAAGCAATACAAGTTGACGATAGAGGATTATACTAATTTGTATAATAGCCAAGGGGGAAAATGCGCTATTTGCGATAAGGAGATAGCTCTTATGGCGCATAGTACACACGTTGACCATTGCCATATATCCGGTAAAGTCAGGGGGGTGTTATGCAGACTCTGTAACCAAGGGCTAGGATCTTTCAAAGACAACGAAGAGTCTTTGAGGAAAGCGATCAATTATTTATTGTTAAGCAGGATGGTTTAGATGGCAAATAACCAGACACAATTATCAGTGAGTCAATTGGCCCTGCTCGCGAGTGGAACGCAAGCAACCGTTAGCAGCGTATTCCCAAGTGACGGCTCGGTCGCCGGGAATGCCATTAATACCTTGTACAGTTTTGTCTTCGCCCAGCTCGCACGCACAGCGAAATGGTCGTGTTTAAATAAACAGGTTTCCCTCACGCTCTTGCAAGCGGCGCAAGGCACTCCCGAAAACGAAACCGGCACGTCGCTGCCGATTCCTCAGCAACCATGGCTCTACGCTTATCTCTACCCGTCCGATTGCCTTTTAGTACGCCAGATTCTTTGTCCGATTATTCCTTACGCGGGAAGCGGCACGCCGCAGACAACAATCAATAACACAATCACGCCTTGGATCGGCCAGAACGGCGCGATACCTTTTGTCATTGGCACGACGCTTGATAACTTAGGAAATCCGCTTGAAGTAATTTTGACGAGCCAGCAACAGGCCGTGGCGAATTATACCGCCGACTTGGAGCAACCTTCGTCATGGGATTCACTATTTACTTCGGCATTCGTCGCGTCCCTCGCAGCGTATTTGATTCCGGCGCTTTCTCTGGATAAAGCGCTTCAAGCGACCCAGATAGGCATTGCAGAAAAGATTATCGCTACGGCGCGTGCGATGGACGGGAACGAGTCAATGCTTTCGCAAGATCACGTGCCGGACTGGGTCCGAGCGAGGCAAGGGGCTAGTTGGAGAGGATTGCCAGGGTATAACGCCTACGGCAATATAGGCTACGGGCCATATTACGATATGTGCTGGAACTAGGGAGGGCAAATGACTACTCCCTATATCCAAACATCCTCAGTTTCCGGCGAGTTAAGCCCCTCCGTATATGGCCGCGTCGATAAAGAGCAATACAAAAACGGTGCCGCCACCGCAAGAAACGGATTCGTAAATTATCGCGGCGGATGGACATCACGTGCAGGCACTCAATATGTCGGGATGACGAAGCAGAACGCGCCCAATCTTGGCGGGGTCGGCGATGGTACATATCCTGCCCGGCTTATCAATTTTCAGTACAGTATTAATCAGGGATATATTCTTGAGTTTGGGGATTCTTACATGCGGATTATTCAGAATGGAGGGTACATTCTTGAACAAGCTAAAGCTGTCGTTAACGCCGCGCAGTCAGATCCCGGAGTACTATTCGTTATCGGACACGGCTACAGCGTTGGCGATTGGGTTTATATAGGAGAATCTGGCGATCCTTTAAGCAGTGATATGCAAGGAATGACTGAATATAACGGCCAGATATGGGTAGTTAAACAAGTATTGAGTGGGGATTCTTTTAGCCTTACTGACTTATTTGGTAATAACGTAGACGCTACTGCTTTTTCAGCTTGGACTTCCGGTGGAACGACAGCGCGAATCTACACCGTGCCCGCGCCATATCTTGCTGCGGATTTATCGTATCTTAAAGTTGTGCAGTCGGCCAATACCATGACACTTTGTTGTGTTAACCAGGGGACGCAAGTTGAATACCCTCCGTATGACTTGCAACGCGGAGCGCCGACAACACCGCTCCCTGGCGGCGTATGGACTTTCACGGAGAGCACTTTCGCCAGCGCTATACCAAGACCTCAGAACGTTGTCGCCGAAGCGGCGTCTTCTACCACGTTAACCACTTGGTACGGCTATGTTGTGACAGCCGTTAGTGCGACGGATGGCAGTGAGTCGCGCGGTTCTGTTATGGCAGCGGTTCAAAACAATGATATCAATGTGTATGCAGGCTCTAATGTGATAACCTGGACGGCAGTCGCAGGAGCGGCGAGCTATAACATATATTCGGCCACAGCTTCTTATAATAATCCGGTTTCGGTTGGGTCTCCTACAGGATTCATAGGCACAGCGTTAGGAACGACTTTTACTGATACGAATATAATCCCAGATTTTACCCAAGTTCCTCCAATTCATAATAATCCTTTTGCGCCCAATACTGTTTTGCAAATCACGGTTACTGACCCGGGTTTGGGTTATATTCAAGATAGCACTAGCGTTTCAATAGCCAGTGCAACAGGCGCTGGTTTAGATGCCACACCCGTTGTGATAAACAATAAACTTGCCGGCGTTGTGGTAAATTATGGCGGTGAAAATTACAACCCCTTAGCTGATACCGTAGTCATAAGCGGGGGTGGAAGCGCCAAAGGCGAGATAGGATTTCCGGTTTGGGTAAATATCGCGCAAGGCGATACTATTACTTTGAATGGGACAGTTTGGGAAGCGGTAGAGCCTCCTTCGACCGGAGTCACTACTTTTCTCTGCATGTCATCTCAGACCGGGTTAAGTTTAGGCGACTGTTTGACGGCATTTGTCAGCGCATTAAATCAATCTCATGAAACACAAACTTCGCAATGCATTTACACTCTTATTTTAAATAGTACGGGATATAACATATCTGTCGTTTATAAAACGCCGGGAACCATAGGGAATTCTTTTACGCTTGCAATTAATTTGGCAGATGGAGGAGGAGCTGTTGCTCCTATGATAAACGGAGGAGTTGCTGGAGCGGCTGCCACTTTCACAATATACCCAGCATCGCCCATACCCCAGGCGTCAGGTGGCACTACTGTTGGAGTTTACCCTAGTGTCGCAGCTTATTATCAGCAACGCCGAGTTTATGCGAATTCTCTTCAGCAACCTGATACTTATTGGATGAGCCAGCCGGGTTCGTATCTGAATTTTGATTCATCTATTCCAATTACGGATTCGGACGCCATTACCGGTACGCCGTGGGCGGCGCAGATCAATGGTGTGCAGTTTATGATCCCTACGATAAATGGGCTGCTTGCGTTTACGGGAAACGGAGTATGGCTGGTGAACGGAGGGAACTCTACCGCGATCACGCCATCAGATCAGAATGCGCTTGCGCAGGCGCAAATAGGTTGCTCGGCGCTGATACAGCCGCTTTATATAAATCTGCACGTCCTTTATGTGCAAGCGAAGAACAGCATTGTCCGCGACGTATCCTATAATTTCCTTTATAATGTTTTCAACGGGAATGACATTACCGTGTTTGCCAATCACCTTTTTGATAGCTATACGCTGCTTCGGTGGGCTTACGCGGAGGAACCGTATAAATTAATTTGGGCAATTCGGAACGATGGCATAATGTTGTCACTGACTTATCTGAAGGAGCAAGAAATAATCGGATGGGCGAGGCATGACACGAACGGGTTGTTCGTGGATGTGTGCAATGTGATCGAGCCGCCGCTGAACGAAGATGTTTCGTTTACCACGGAACCGCCGACTGATGCGATTTACGTAATAGCGCAGAGGTATATCGTCGGGGAAGGGGTGTGGGTTTGGTACGTCGAGCGGATGAATAATCGGCTGTGGCAAAATATTGAAGATTGTTTTTGCGTGGATGCCGGCGTGTGGCTACCGCTTAATTATCCTGCGGCTGTGTTATCGGCACCGTCGGCAACGGGGAGCAGTAATATATCTGGAACGAATGTGATCCAGGGCGGAAATTATCCTTTGCTTGATGCCGTAGCGACTGCGGTCGATTCTACGGGTGCGGGAAGCGGGGCGACTTTTACGGTCAGCTATTCGGGCAATGCGATATCGGCGGTAATACCGGTCACGCAAGGGGACGATTATACGGTAGGTGCAACGCAGATAATCATCACTTCCGCGAGCGGCGGGATCGGGGCGGTCGTGCAACCTTTGATAACCAATAACGTGACGTTCACGGCATCGTCTTCGGTGTTCGTGAATAGCCCGGGGCTCGGTGCGGTCGGAGACGTGCTAAGGGTCGACGGAGGGAAGGCGACGATAACGGAATATATTTCAGGAACTCAGGTGGTGGGAAACATCACTCAGCCATTAACATTGACTGTGCCGAATGATCCTAATAATTTGCCGGTGCCGGCTGCGTCAGGAACATGGTCGCTGGCAACGCCAATTACAGTACTGACAGGGCTGGATCACCTTAACGGGATGGTTGTAACGGGACTGGCGGACGGCTATGTGATCGACCCCGTGACCGTGGTGAACGGTTCGATAACCCTGCCGATTGCGGCATCCGCAATAAATGTTGGTCTAGGATTCACGGCCCAGTGGCAATCACTTTATTTGGATTTTCCGGGGCAGCAAGGAACGAATCAAGGCCGCAGGGGGAATATCCAAGCAGTTACCGTCCGCGTGGAGAACAGTCGTGGCATTGAACTCGGGAGTAATCAGCCAGTATCGGCCACGTTGCCGAATCAAGCGAACGTGCCGTGGACGAATATGACTCCAATCAAAGATAGAAATTTCGCAGTTACTGCGGGATCTGCGCAGCCTTTATTTTCCGGCGATTCCCTGCCGGAATTAATACCAGGGCAATGGAACGCCAACAAGATGGTGGCTGTGCAGCAAACGCAACCACTACCAGTAACCCTGACCGCAATCATACCCCGTTACACAATGGGAGATCAGTCAGCGCCATGACCCCAATAATCACAGTAGCCTATTCTAAAATGTCCGACGTGCGTGCCCTCTCGCCGCACCGCAAAGCGCTCCGACAACTCTGCGCCAGTTCTCTCGTAGTAAAGAGCATTTTCCTTTACGATGATCTCGCCGGGATATTCGGAGTTGAAGGGGTAACCTTCGCGCAAGCAGGCACCCCCTGGCTTGTGCTCGCACCCGAGGTCAGGTTTCTGGACGTGTTCTTCCGATACGCACAAGAACTAAGAAAGATTCAGACAATGTTTCCCACACTCGAAAACTTCATAGAAGCTAACGATACGGAGAGCATCCATAGGGCTAAACTTCTTGGTTTCACAGTAGGGAGAAATAAGTTAATATTCGGAGACAGTGTTTTCAGAAAAGCAGTGAGGGAAGCATGATCACACCATTCATAATATATTCGCTCCCGCGCAGCCGCTCGTGCTGGATGTCGAAATTCCTTACTTACGGCAACACAGAATGCCTACACGAGCCCGAGGTTTTTCTTCGAAATATCAATGAGTTAAAGCTTCTTCTCCGTAGCCCTGACGTCGGTTTCGCCAGTACAGGTTCTTCATATGGGTACCCTCTTATTCGTCATTTTGCGCCTGGCATACGTGAAGTTGTGGTTCTCCGTCCGGTCGAGGAAGTGGTTAAAAGCATCCTGGCGATAGATGTCAGCGGTATTGCTGTGTACGACGAGGAATTGCTTTGGCGGAACATGCGGTATGGCGAAAGGTGCTTGCATAAAATAGCGCAGAGTCCTGATACGTTGGTCGTGAATCACCATGACCTTGATAAAGAGTCTGTTTGCGCGAATATATTTGAACACTGTTTAGGCCAGGATTTTGACAAGCAATGGTGGAACAGTTTGAAAAACCAGAATATCCAGGTGGATTTTCGGGCGTTCTTGCGCTATTATATACAGCACCGGCCGGAAATAGATAATTTCAAGAAATTGTGTAAGGACGAATTGCGCATGTTGGCTAAAACCAAAAAGATACGGGCAGCCCGTAAAGTGAGACACGTTGCCTAGTTCCGCAGCAGCCATAGCCGCATCAGGCGTAGCCAAAGGCGTAGGAGCGCTTCAATCCGCAGGCGCGCAGTCAGCCGCGGCGGGGTACAACGCAAACGTCGCAGCGCAGAATTCGCAGATGCTCACTAACGAAGCGAACCTCACCGGTGCCGTCGGAGCGCAGAATGTGGCTGCAAGCGAGCAGGCGACCCGCGCCAAAATAGGGGCGACACAGGCCAACCAGGGCGCCAGCGGCGTGAACGTGAATAGCGGAAGCGCAGTTGATGTTCGCAAGAGCGAAGCTGAAGTCGGAATGTACAATGCTTTGAATATCCGCTCGCAGGCAGCGAGAGCCGCTTACGGATATTCTACAGAAGCCGCGCATCAAATGGGAGAATCGGCGCTACAAACAAGCGCCGCGAAATCAGATAAAACAGCAGGTTTAATAAGCGCGTTCGGGGACGTAGCAAGCGGCGCGGGGCAGGCAGCTCAATATGTTTCTCCCGGTGGAAGCGGCGGTAACACTGCGCTCACGCCGCAAGCGCGGCTATTTCTCGCCAGTGGCGGCCCAACCAGCGGTTTGAACCAAGACACATTGTCTTCAGGGATGGGGTTATATTGATATGGCTAGAGAGGCCGCAGATCCGTACGGAAGTGGAGGCAGTGTCCCGGACCAACAGCGATTCGAGGGCGCTGGCGCAACTAATCAGGTAAGAGCCAACGCATCAGAATTCGGGGGGCAAATCGGAGAAGCTGTCGAGAAGACCGGAGAACAAGGCCAGCAAGTAGCAAATCAATGGGCAGGACTAGTTGCGGAGACTCAGGCTAACCAAAGTATTCTTGGTTACCTTAAAGATCAAGGGGATCTCAAAGCAAAATACACCCAATACGAGGGGTTACAAGCAGAAGCGATGCGGCCGCAATACGAAGCGGAATCTACAGCATTGCAGGAAAAATATCGGGATGCACTATCTCCTGTTGCAAGCAGGATGTATGATGGGCCTACGCGGCGGTCGCTCGCTAATGACATAAACTTTTATTCTGGGTATGCGGCGGAACAAGTCAAGAAGCAGAACATGAACACGTTCAAGGCTCTCGATGCAAATACGATAGCGAAAACCGGGGACATAAACCATATACTAAACGACGAGAATGTTGGTTCAGACATGGGCGATTTGACGCATAACCATAATGCCGTGACAGAAATCAACGGGTTAGCCTTCGGCGCCACAGGCCAAGATACCGCAACCGGTTTGAAAACTTTCCCGGATACGCCGGAAGGGAAGCAGCTAGCTACAGCTTACCAACAAGGGTTGGACGTAAATAAGGCGAATTATTTCTTGAGTGCCGCAAAAACCATAAGCGAGACGCCCGGGTACGGTCCGACGGCGGCAGCCGACTGGGTGCAAAAGCATTACAGCATGATACCGGATTTAGGTAAGTCTGAGATAAACAAGTTTCTTGAACCGAAAATGATTAATCAAGCGATATCCGGTTCAATAGCTTCTGCGGATTTGAAATTGGATCAGGGATGGGTGCAGAATCAGACAGCGAATGTTCCGAGCGGTCCGCCGAAGGTAGGTGAGCAGACACAAGGTCCGACAGACGTATCTGCGATAAAGAACGCCATATTTAAGCAAGAATCCGGTGGAAACGGCGGCGCTCCCGGCAGCGCTAACGGAGCCGTTGGCGGCATGCAGATTCTTCCAGCCACTTTCGCGCAATACGCCAAACCAGGAGAGGACATAAATAACCCCTCAGACAACAAAGCTGTCGGCGACAGGATTGTTGACGATCTTGCCAAAAAGTATAATGGCGATCCAGCGCGCATAGCGGTAGGGTATTTTTCTGGGCCGGGGAATGTTGCCCCAGTGGGCAGTCCGACACCATGGTTGAGAGATACCACAGACGCGAACGGAAAGAGTGTTTCTTCTTATGTGGCGGATGTTCAAGCAAAAGTCGGCGCGCAGCCAGGCTCGCAACCTCAATATGCCAACTATCGAGATTATCTAAAAGCGAATGAAGCCGATTACATGAAAGGCGTCACTGAAGACATTGCAGGTAAGGGACTCGACTATTACCATCAGCAAATGGCTATAACTCGGGCGCAGAATGACTACACACATAAAATTCAAGTAGCTGACCGTGCGTTGCAAGCAGATAAAGATACGGTACAAAACGCAATAGATGGCGCTTACACTAAAGGTGCTCCGGTTATTACTCAAGACCAGTTAAAGTCTATCCCGGGTATGCAAGATGTTCTCGACCGAGTGCAGAGAGAACAAGGCGATTTTTATCAGTCTATAGATGTGTCGATGGCAAAAGCCGCGCACAGAGACGTAGTGCACAATACCGGTAACGGGTACGATGCTATATTAGGGGTGTTAGATACTTCAAATCCGAATATCACTCGCAGTGGTAAATTAAATTATCTTGCGAAAGGCCTCGGCACGACCGACCCCGGCGTCAGCATAAGCTATAAAGATTATAACGATGCAAAAGCCGCGGTAGATATCGATCCGACGATCCAGAGTGCGTTGCACGATAAGATGATGCAGATCGCAACAGCCAACGGGAATGTGGATGGTCAGGGGCAAGCGCGGGCGATTAATTGGTATCAGCAAAAAATGAACGCCTGGAAACAGAATCAAGCGGCGGGCGACAGTGCGCTGAAACCAGAAGATTTTATTAAGAATAACATTGAAGCTGTCGAAGGGCCGCACATGCCGTCGCGTATGCAACAATTGGAAAATTATGTGAAAAATATGTTTACGAGTAAGCCGCAAGCAGCCGCGCAAGTTTCTGCCGCGCCGCCAGAAGCGATAGCATACCTAAAAGCACACCCCGATACAGCAGAAACATTCAGGCAGCACTTCGGCGACCCACAACAATATTTAGGTCAGTAGCATGGTGGATGATCCTTACGCGCAGTTTGTTAAACCAGCGCCCGCAGCGGATCCTTACGCGCAGTTTGTTAATCAGCCGCCGAAGGTGCCGGACGTTTCGAGTGTGCAGAAGATAGTTCAAGATAATCTCTCGGCGAACAATAATGAAGAAGGTGAAGCAAAAGATCCTTCGGTCGCTACGCCACAGGAACAACTCAATAACGCGGCAGGTTATCCGCTTTCCGAACACTTAAGCGGAAACGGGGGAACGCCACCAGAGCATATTCGCGCGGCCATAAATGGCATGTACAAGGACGGCACGGCGGTTAATGCTGCTGACGCGATGCAGACTATTGTGCCAACTATAGCGCACTACAGTAGTGCGGGCGCGGCAGGAATTTACGCTGAAGCCTCAGCAGTACCAACGACAGCGGGTTTCGCGGCGTATGGCCCCGCGGCGGCAGGAGCGGAAGCATTGGCTATCGCTTCGCTCGGTGGTCCCGCTGAAATCTCCGGCCCCTTTGCTCCGCTTGTTGTTGGCGGCGCGGCTTTGGTGGGCGGTATAGCCGGGGCATTAGGAGCGAGCTATTTAACTTCAGAAGGCCAGAAGTCTTTTTTAGATAAGTACCCGCAGATTGCAGAGAAGTTAGGCATAAGCAATGAGCAATTAGCGCAGGCTATGAAAGAACATCCCGTGGCGAGTTTTGCCGGAAGTATTGCACCAAACTTAGCTTTTATGCGTCCAAGTTTTTCCGCGACCGGAAAACAGATCGTTACAGGTGCGGGGCTTTTTGGCGCACAAGAAGCAGGTCAAGAGTACGCGACTGAAGGTAAAGTTGACCCGGAGAAAGTTGCGGTCGCTACAATTATGGGCGCCATCTCAAATAAGCAAACCGTACTCGGCGCGGCGCTTTCTTCCAAGATTGCTTCCGGCATGGAGGCCTTGAAACCTATTGTCGGAAAGATTCTCGGCAAAGACCCTGCTACAGTTACGCATGACGACATAAATCAGACTATCGCGGATTCGCATAAACCGGAGAATATTCCATCGCCGAAGGATTATGAAACTGTGGCGGCGGTGAAGGATAAGAATAATAGCGGAAGCCCAGATGATAAAGGGCCACCGCCGGCAGCGGGGGGTGTGAAAGTTTTGAAACCACAAGCGCCTGCTGAATTTGATGCCATAGGATTGCCGAAAGTAGATTTACCAGAATATGCGCCGGGAACGATACCGGAGAAAACAGGAACACCCTTTGCGCACATCCCTGATGGTGCTTTGGATGGCGATACGCTTCATATGTGGGCGCAGCAGTTAGATCATAACGACAGTATTCCTGTGACAGTTACCGAAGAAGAACGTGCGGCAATGCAGAAATCCGGGATTCTAGATAAAGACGGAAGGCTAACCTATGAGAAGTTACAGGATTTGTATGAAGAACGTAAAGCTCGGCAAGCACAAGGGTATAAACCTACTGAGATTACGCCTGAAGAACAGGCCAAAAACGTAGAAAAACGGGCGGCGAGTTACGAACAAGCAGCCGCAGACGCAGAAACACCGGAACAAACAAAAGACTACGGAGATAAAGCCAGAGCGCTGAGAGCGCAAGCCGAAGAAATTAGGCGTGGAAAAGCGGCAGAACCTGCCGTGCCCAAACCTTCAACTAAAGATACCCTCCAAAACATCTACGAGAAAACCGGCGTAAAACCCGAACAAGTTTGGCAAGACGCGCAATCGAATCCGGCGATAGGTGAGCAGATTGCGAAAGGTGAGATACCTGATGCGTACCATCATTTAATGGCAAAACCGGGAGCACCGAAAGAAACCGGAACTGAAGGCACACCGAAGACCGATGGTGCAGGCGGCGAACCACCGGCAGGACATCCGGCTTTAGAGGGTATTCCTGACGAAGAGAAACCTACGCTTTCTACGGAAGGTGAGTCCGCTTCTAGGAACCCGCTTGCCAAGATATTCAATCCGGCCGGGATGTCGGAAGCTTCCAGAGATATGGCAACGGCGCTACGCCAAGGCAAAGGGCCGGAAACGCGGGATGTAGCGCAAATCCAAGACGCTCTACAGAAATACGCTAAAACTTTTAGCGGCATGAGCGATGAAGAACGTTTGAAATTCATAAGCTATCTTGAAAATAGAAGTAGTGGCGCGGACATCCACGATCCGGAATTACAAGCAGCGGCCGATAAGATAAAAGATATTTACGCACAGATTGCAGAAAAGATTAAAACGCAATTCCCCGATGTAGGTTTAAGGCGAGATTATTTCACCCACCAATATGAAGACCCACAAGCCGCAGCAAAATTCTTTAGCGATTGGGTAGCGAAGCAAGGTTCTGAGAGGAATCTGAATCAGAGAGCGTTTCCGACTCTGTCTGAGGCAATGGCCGCAGGATTGAAACCTAGAACTACTAATCCGATCGAAACGGTAATGAACTACGCGACTAACATGGGCAAACTTTTTGCCGCGCATCGCGGCACAGAGTTGGCGCGAGAATATGGCGTAGCCGATTATTTTAAGAACGGGCAACAACCTCCGGGATGGGAACCACTTAAAGGCAATCTCTCAGAAAAAGACGGTAAGCTATTATTCGCTCCGGAAGATGCAGCGCGGGTTTACAACAACGACATTTCGGAAGGCGCTACCGGTCCCGCCGGAGACCTTATGGATAGTTTCCAGCACATGAACAATTTCGGTAATAAGCTTGTTCTAGGATTAAGCGGATACCACTTCACTGCCACGACCATGGCCTCAATGTCAAGCGATGTTGGTAGGGCGATTACTAGCGGCAGTATCCCAGAGCGTATCGGAGACGTTGTCAAAGCACTCACTCCGGGCGCGAACACCGTACAAGGTGGCAAGCTTATAGACGCATATCTTGGCCGCAGCGAACTCTCGCCCGAAATGCAGAGAGCTCTCGATCTGGCGGTTAAGAATAACACTGTGAATGTGCGTCAGCAGGATTATTGGAAAGCAGGGCCGGCGAAAGATTATGTGGATGTTTTTAAAAATGGGTCTTTCAAATCAGAATTGAAGCAAGCGGGGGAAACTCTCAAAGAACATAAACTGACAGGCCCGGTACGGATCATCGCTAATGAAATCGGCCGCACCATGGACACTATCGCTAAACCTCTTTTCGATTTTTATATTCCGCGCATAAAGATATCTGCAAATATATCGGAACTACACGATTGGTTGAAAGCGCATCCGGACGCTACGCCTGAAATGCAGGATCGCGCTGCGCAAGACATCGGCAACAGCATAGATAACCGTTTCGGCGAAATGATGCGCGATAATCTCTTCTGGCACCAAATCACGCGCCAGACGCTTCAGACAACTTTACTTTCGTATTCATGGGTAACAGGCGCGGCGCGTATGCTGAAAGGTATTCCGGATACGGCGCAGTTTCTTCTGCGGCAGAAAGAATTATCAAGCAGCGCAAGGTATCTATTTGGCATGGCGGCGACGTACGCCGTGGTTAACGGAATAAGGACTTATATCGGCACTGGTCAAGCACCGGACAATTATAAAGATTTCATTTATCCGCGTACCGGCGGCGTAACGCCGCAAGGTAAGCCGGAACGTGAATTGATTCCGAGTCATATCGGGCAGTACACGAACTATCTACATGAAGGAATTGGCGAGCTAGGAAATGAAGCATCGCCGGCGCTGAAACTCATATATCATCTTGCCACTAATTCTGACTGGAGAGGTTTGCCGATCACGAATAATAACAATAAATGGTATAGTGAGCAGAGATGGAGCGATTATCTTAAGTATGTTTTAGGAGAAGAAACGCCTATTGGTTTGAAGACTTTCTTACAAGGTAATAAGAAAGGGAGCGCCATAACTAATGTTGAGAAAGCTTTAGGTGTACGGCAAGCATCCCGCCGTGAAACGGACCCTGAAGGTTACGAGAAAATGATGGAAGGGGTTAACAACGCAGAATATAAAAAGAAAACGCGCTCAGACACCAGGATAAAAGCTCAGTATGAAAACCCCGGCGACCAGCAACTCCAATAAATAACAATCCGTCACTCCCCGTCATCCCTATCTCTTATTTCTGTATAATCTTGAATTATAAGGCTTTTTCCTGTAAAATATCCATACAGAAATATATCCGCTGGGAGCACGCCGTTGACAATTCCAAGTTCAAACTCAAACATCATCGTTCCGGCGACCGGTTCTGGCTATCAGTACGCTTTTAATTTTGTGGCGGAATCGGCTACGAATTTTCCTGGCCAGCCGCTGCCGCTAAAGGTCACGTACATAGACGCGAACGACAATTACACGGTATTAAATCCTACTCAGTATTCAGTAACTTACACGACTCCGCAAGCGAACCAGCTATGGTCAGTAGGCGGGTACATAACCTACCCGCTCTCCGGTGCGGCTTTGGCTGCCGGCACCTCGATTCTCATTCAGCGGATTCTCCCTTTAGACCAAGACGTTTCCATCCGTAACCAGGGCAATTACTACGCTCAAGTTACCGAGCAAGCGCTTGACGTTCTTGAGATGCAAATTCAGCAGGTGGCTACAACCGCCGGCAACTCAATCCAGATTCCTGCCGGCGATGTCGGAGCAAACGTTGTCCTTCCCCCGCAAGACTTACGAAAGGGCTTTTTGCTCGGATTCGACACTATCGAAGGTAGCGTCCAACTTTATCCTAATTCAAGTGGGGGAACCGGCGGAGCGGGCATCACATCGCTAACGCAAAGCACCGGTATAACGCTGACGCCAAATCCGATTACTTCTTCCGGCAGCGTCGCTATCACGCCAACGGCTGTTACCGCCGGGTCTTACACTAATGCCAATGTCACTTTTAATGCCGAAGGACAAGCGACCTCAGCAAGCAACGGCAGCATTAATGAAGGATTCAATAACTACATAATCGCTCCGACTTTCCAGAATATCCCGAATCCGCCATCGGCCAGTTTAACGCAAGTATTCGCAGCCGGGACCGTCATGTTCAACAATGTTGTTCAGGCAGTGCCGAGCTACACGCTGACGATGCCGACCAATTCTATTACGAGAATCTGGTGGACCGGCACTGCTTTTCAGGTGGATACGGTTGCCAGTAATAACTACGTCAACTTGCCGAGGTACTATAATTACTTGCCGCTTTGGGAATGCCAATCAAACGGCACCACGATCAATTCCATTAATCAGATGGGTAATGATTTTGAGACTCTGGTTATCCCTAACGATTATGCGAATGTCATGGCGCAGGTTCCTGAATTATACGGAATTAGCGTCGCTTCCGCCCCGACAGCGTGGACATCTGGCGGAACGGCTACCTACCGTACCATTTATGTGAATTCTTTAGGGTATTTATACCAGTGTTTTGTCCCAGGCACTTTTGGGGCAAGCCAGCCGACCGGCACAAACTATTCAGGCGGGATTCTGAACCCGATCACCAACGGCCAGGTAACGCTCTATTATTACGGCCAGTTCAACTTCGTGGGAAATTTCCGTTATGGAATAAATAACCAGATTGAAAACTATTTTACCAACATCGGCGTCGGTACAATGTCGAATCTGGTCGACGCCAACGGCGTGCAATTTTCGACTTACGCCAAAGCGTATTGGATAAATCAGTTTAAGAATCTAATTCTAAATCGGGTTAATTCCGGCACCTATCAATTCGGCATGAAATGCATAGCCGGAGGTTATATTTGGCTGAATACGACTTTTGGTACGGCCGGTTCCGGCGGGACGGCAGCGAGCAGTTCTCCGTTCTCCGGCTCTTATACGCCGAATGTTTCGACAGTAACCGATGGCACAATTACCTGGCTGTGCATCTATCAATCATATGCTTCGCAAAACGCATTTTGGATGGATACAAATACCGATCCTACGATGCTCACTTATACTTTCCCGGACTCGCACGATAGTTATGCCAGCACTTTATTTGCTGGGTTGGCGGCTTATATTAAACAAACGAATGATTGGCAATGGCTGCTCGGTAATTCGGTTCAGCCGAGCGGTTCTGCGGCCTACAAAACTTATCTCTCTTTATTGCAGACAATTTTCGATCTGAATTTATTGCCGTTGTCGAACAACTTAACATTAACTTTCCAAAGCAATATCGATCCGCAAAACGGTGCGTCTTTCACAACGCAATTCCAGGAAGACAATGCTGAAAGCTATTCGGGTTTGATTGCGGCGCAATATATCTTTACCCTCCTTGGGGATGGTACACGCGGAGGCCCAAGCGGACAAGCCGCTGCGAATGCCGCTCTTGTAAATAGCGGATTATATTTGCTTGCCAATCTCACCTATAATGTGATGACGGAATTCTACGGTGACAACCCCGCCACATGGCCGATCACCAATCCGAATCTTCCGTTTTATCCTTATTATCAGATGCAGTATTTTCCTGAATTGCACCAGATTCCTAGCATTGACGACGATCTGAAACAGCAATTCCGGGATTTTGTTTTAAGCAAATGGAGTTCGTTTTACGGAGATAAAAGTAAGGATACTACTCCGGTTATGTACATAGCCTTTATCGCGGCTAAATATTGGCAGGATATTCCGAAGGCGACTGCACTGATTAATATCGCCGAAAGGTATTATATCCATAACGAAGGAATGAATATCGATGATTTCGGTTATTATGTTCAGACAAAAAGTCTTTTAGTAAATAACTCTACAATAAGCAATATTAGCGGGGTAAAAGTTACTTTTGAAGATGCCGGCGGAAATCTTTATACCACGAATCAGAGCCGGATTATTTCGACTTCCGGAGCAGCGACTATTTCGATGTTCTACGGAGACGGAACTCTTAATTGTAGCCTCGGCGGCGCAGCGGTAGTTGATCTTCCGATACGTTCTACATTGCCGGATAGATACCCGGTTAAGATCAAAGATATAGCCGGTAATTTTAATACTTACAATGTGACGGTAACCCCCGACGGCGGGAGCATCGATGGTTCCGGCACTATCACTCTCAGCACGAATTATGGGGTGGCGAAATATGTTTACGATCAGACAGAAAATAAATGGTACACCGATTAGAGGGCAAAATGGAAAGACCGATACATAAAAAAAGATTGAAAGAGCCGCAAAGAAGAGAATCCACTTTAAGGGCGGCGGAAGGGCTGCGCCAAAGAGAAATTTATTTGCAGAATATTAAGAAAGAACATCCGCAGCAATTCGTATCAGATACTCTAAAATAAGGAAAACACAATGGGTAAAGGCACAGTAACCTCCGGTACGGAACAAGCAAACGCAGTATTTACTGCCGCGGTATCTGCTACCGGACAAACCAATCTGGGCGTGATGCTCGGATATTATAATCTATTCTTATACGGAACTTTCACCGCTACCGCGCAGCTTGAGCGTAGTTTCGATGGCGGCACTACGTGGATCGCAGTATCTCTCGATACTTCCGGCGACCCGGCCAGTTACTCTGGTCCGGTCTCGCTTACCGGGTTTGAACCCGAAAAAGGAGTGTATTATCGCATTAACTGCACCGCTTACACCAGTGGAACGCTGAATGTTCGCCTGTCCGGTAACGTAAACTTCGCCGGCGCGGCGTGGGGGGCGTAATATATGATACCTAATGGAAATATAGTAGGTGCTGCGAAAGCTGGTAGCGGCGATGTGACAGCGGTATCTATCGCAAGCGCTAATGGTTTTGCTGGCAGTTCAAGTGGTGGGGCAACTCCCGCGCTTACTCTCAGCACTACCATTACTGGGGTGTTAAAAGGTAATGGCAGTGCTGTTTCGGCGGCTACCGCCGGCACTGATTATATCTCTCCCGCAGTAACCTCTGATCTGGTTGCAGGCTATACAGAAACCAGCACCTCAGGTGGTACGATTAGTAGTGGCACTTATACGCCTACGCCGAGCAGCTCAGTCAACAATCAGCAGTATATAACCAATGGCGGCGCATTCACTTTGGGAGTTCCGGCCAGTGACTGCACGGTGGCACTTTTAATAACCAATAATGGAAGCGCCGGGGCAATAACAACCTCCGGCTACACAAAAGTTTCGGGTTCATTCGACACCACCAATACTCATGCTTTTATGTGTTTCATTACGGTCGTAAATGCTAAATCACTTCTTGTAATACAGGCGATGCAATAATATGGCTCTTACTCCTATAGGTGGGTTTTGCGGGGTAGGTGCGGTAGCGCCCACCCTCTCTTCGGCGACTATAAACTCAGCCGCCACTACGCTTACTCTGGTATTTAGCGAAAATGTTAATTGCTCTTCATCGGCTGGATTGACTTTAACAGATTCAACTCAAAGCACAACTCCGGCACTCACCTATTCATCCGGGACGGGTTCTACTACTCTTGTATTTACTCTCGGTTCCACAGTTTATAGTGGAGATACATGCACCTTAGCTTATGTAGCATCTAGCGGGAACATAGTCGCCACTACTGGCGGCGCCCCGCTTGCAAATTTCAGTGGGACTAGCGTAACCAATAATAGCACTGTTACAACGCCATATTTCCAAACCGGTTCCTATACTGGTACGGGCACGGCGCAAAATATTTCTTTACCAATTGAACCCGATCTAGTTATTATATTTAATACAAGTGGTGGAAGCGAGGCGTGGCCAACGTTCGATTCAAGTAATGGTCCTTATGTCTGGATGGATTGGGCCAATGGAGCTAGTAAGAGTGGGACTGATACCGATTCTCTCGCCATCACTTCCAGTGGTTTTTCTCTTGGTAATAGCGGTTTAGTAAACGCTAGCGGCAATATTTACCAATATTTCGCTTGGAAAAAAGCAGCAAACTTTTTTGATATTCAGCAATATACTGGAAATGCCACAAATAGGACTATATCTCATAATCTAACATCAACTCCATTCATGATTAATTCAGCCTGTCCAACTGAATATGGTTTAATTAGTGGTATGCAGAATATAGAATCAAGTAATCCTTGGGATTATGCATATCTATTAGGTAATGATGCCATCGCCCCAGGATTACCCGGACCAGGATATTGGAATAATACCCCTCCAACTACAACACATTTTACAGTAGGTACTGGCAGAACTAACGAAAATGATGCTGTCTATACTACCTATCTTTTTGGAAGTGGCAGCGGCAGTAATTCCGCTTTTGGAACTTATACCGGGAATGGTTCAACTTCCGGGCCATCAGTTAGTGGACTTGGGTTCACGCCAACCTGCGTGATGATCATGCAACAAAATTCTTCAGGTAATAACTGGCGCATAGTTTACAATAATTCTGCTTCGGGTGAAATGAATCTAGACACGGCCTATAATTCAACAAATTTTATTAATTTAGTTTCTGGTGGGTTTAACGTAGTTACTACTAACGCGGATTTTAATACTAATAGCGCAGTTTACCAATATATGGCTTGGGCCTAGGAGATTATTAATATGACAGACATAACAGATGATATAAATACAATAGCACCTAATGCAATAGCAGGTTCTGCTACTGTGGATCTGAGCAGCGCTGCTGGTATAGGGGTGCTTGGCGGTTCGCAAGCTGCTGAAGCGGTAGCAGGAAGCATGGGCACTATCGGAGTTGCAGCTATAGCCGATCAAAACTCTACCGTAGCAGGAGGAGCTACTGCTTATGGTGAATATGTACAAACTAACAAAGAAGTTGGTTCTACCGGAGACGCCCAAGGCATTGAAATCAGCGTGGTAAATGCTAATAGCACAGCTCCGCAAGTAGGACCATCTAATCAAGATCCCGCTAATCTATCAGAGGGTTTAAGAATAGGTGCTGGAAGGCCGGATGAAACCAGCGGCCCGGTTTCTGTTGCAGAACAAATAGTTAATGTTTCCGGTGAGTCTAGTGTTGGGTTCGAAGCGGGAATAGTTGAGGGTAGCAACGCAATTCTACCGGATAGCCAAAATATAGAACCAGCTTTAGTACTAGCTCCCGGCCAAAGTATAGTTTGGCGCAATTCTGCTGGACAAGATGTGTTTTATATCAGATCCGATAAAACATCTTTACCTATCAATGGCCTTATAGTCGCTTCAGATGGTTCTTTGAATCTACAAAACGCCGCCGGACAAAATATATGGTCTGTCATTCCTTCTGGAACCGATGGTTCTATCCAACAAGACGATAATAGAACTCATACAGTGGTAAATTCATGATACAAGAAGAACGCAGAAAATCCGGTGATATAATAAATGATCTTCGTGATAGGGTTGTAAAAATAGAAGCTGATGCTTGGCATACAGAAAATCATTGGAAAGATATAAAATCATTTATGTCGGAAACCACTAAAACATTAGGCGGGATATCTACTTTACTTGCATTAATTCAATCGTCCATGGATACTTATCAAACAGAATGTACCAAAGATAGGGTAGATCATAATTTGCGGATTAGCAGAATAGAGAAATATCAATTTAAGATAGCAACTTTTAGTTCTCTTGCTGGGGGATTGGGGGGCTTTCTTATTACTAAAACAGTGGAATGGTTGACTAAGTGACCGATGATCCGCGCATACCGTTAGAATTACTCCAAACTTGGAGATGGTGGATTTATGCTTTTATCCAGTGTCAGAAATATAGAATTAAGAAATTATGGAGCAAGATAATATGAGTAGAGGCATAACAAACGCGAATCCCGGAAATATAAGGCTCTCTGCTGATAAATGGCAGGGATTGGCTGACAAACAAACGGATGCAGATTTCTTCCAGTTCAAAGATGCTTCATGGGGCATTAGAGCTATGGCGGTTATTCTGATAGGGTATTATGATCGTGATGGGCTTGATACCGTGTCGGGTATTATTTCGAAATGGGCACCTCCTAGCGAAAATGATACAGCAGCGTACATTAAGGATGTCTGCCGCGATACTATATTTACCGCTGATAAAAAGCTTAACCTTCATCAATATGGCGATATCGCCCCGTTGGTTAAAGCTATTATCCATCACGAGAACGGTGAGCAACCATATTCTGATGATGTCATTAATCAAGGCTTGGCACGTGCCGGTATAGAAATTCCTAAAAGACCGCTTTACGGAACTACCGTTATAAAAGGCATAGCAACCACAGTGGTGGCGCAAGCAACGGATACCGGGACAACTTTATTAAGCAATACGCCAAGCCTGGCACAATATGCGCCGGACAATCACTGGGTTCATAAAATTTGTTTTTGCCTAACCGGGCTTGGAATCGGCCTTACAATGATTGGTCATTTTCGTGATAATAAAAAATCAATCACCGGAGGGGCGAGTTAATGAGTGGGATTTGGACAACGATTAAAGGTTTATTCACTTCTGGCTGGTCTTTCATAACTTCTAATGTCGGTGAATATTTAGCAATCGGCGGTGCTGCCGTTGGTGCTTGGGCGATGATAAAGAAATCCGGTGAGACGGCTGTAGAATTAAAAGAAGAGTCCAATACATTAAACGCTATAGGAGTGAAGCAAAATGTGGAGAAAGAGGTTTCTGCTATGTCTGATAGCCAGCTTGATAGTGAGCTGCACAAGTACGAAAGAGATTAGTTATTGCCTAGTAGACAAGGATATTAACCCTAGCAAGGATGATAAATTAACTAAAGGTACTAAGCAGGATATTCTCAATCATAATCTTACTTATGATAGAATCTGTAAATGATATTTATTTTGCTCATTTATTTGCTAACGCTCACCATTCCTGATAATATAGATTAATATATCCAGGGTCACGGACATCTATAAAGCCTTCTAAGGCTCTTAATATACTTTCGCGCTCTAAAGTAAAATAAGGAAATCCTTAATATACTTTAGTAAATTAAGTTAACGCGTATATTTTGTTGTAAAAACCATTTACCTAACACGCAGTCCGCCAACATGGACAAACCCCACGCCGTTTAAGAACAATACCAGCGCTACCAGAACTATAATTACCTGCGCCATTACTTTAACAATGGACGGGATATTAGGTATTATCGATATGCAATATAGAAATGCTCCGGCGACCACTAAAGCAATTACCATCCAAATTAGAAGCGTTATTAAGTCCATGTTATTTCTCCCGAGTTAAATTAAAAAGGTAGTGAGTTTAGGTTATTTTTGCAATGCGTTTTTGACGTTACTCTGTCAATCCTAGCCCTTAGCGATTCGTTGGTCATATTTCCTCCGTTATTAAACAATCGTCGGGAAGTTTAGGTGGATAATATCTGCCTTTTTCATCGAACATAAATGGATGCCCTGTAAAATCTTCAATGCCTTTTTCTTTTAGTTCGTCCAGCATTTTATCAATAGTTTTAACATCAACTAAGTTTATAGGATAGGCGCAATTATTAACTATAAAAAAAAAAAAACGCTTTTTTATCTTCATCTGCATTTCCTCTTCATTATGGTTTTCCATTTTTGTTATTTACCTCGGTTGGTTGGGTTTGCTCCTTCTGGCTTGCTAAAATTTCCGCCACGCATTTTGCTTCATGTTGATCGGCGGCGGTTTGGGCTATTCTCATAATCGTATCGTAAAATTCCGGTGGCAATTCCACATCTAAGTCATGCCGTCCGGCGGGCTTCATACTAAGGCAAACCTGCATTGCTTTTTTCTTTTTGTCGGAATCGAAAAACCATATATGTGAAATATGCGCCACCCTACACCTCCCCTTCGCCATTCGGCATTTTAGATTTATTTAGAGCGTCCTTATATTTAGCCTGAATCTCTAACGCTGTGGCAGTCATGCAAGGCTCTAATAAATCTTGCCAAGATACGCGCATTATCCCTTCCAGTTTCTGGTTATTTTCCTCAATAATCTTGGCGGCTTCCTTTAACGATAATTGCCCTGCTGGACTTATTGCCCACATATTTACTTCATCTGCTTTATCCATCACTCCTTCCCCTGGTTGGTTTTACTCAAAAATAACAAAACCCACATTAAAACATTGATCCCATCGGCTATTAATTCCGCTTGTGATTGCGGGAACATATTCCAGCCAAAATATTCATTTTGCTCCCAGCTATACCACAGGATTGCTGTAAACGCCCAAAACCGCATCACTCCTCCTTCCCCGAACCATTCGGCATTTCCGATGAGCGTAGGGCTGATTGGGCTTCCACCATCCGCTCTAATTCGCAGGAAATGTGCATTCTTGCCCTTTCAATATCCACCTCGTATCTGTCCCCTTCTAATGCCGCCAAAGCTAATCGCAGACTATTTGGGCATAGCAATTTTAACGCTTTCACCAATACCCCATCATCCACCTTAACGCTGGATTGCTGGCGGATTGTAGAAATATATTTTACTAAATTCTCAATATATTCATGCGCTAAGCCAGACCAAAGACTTGTACACCCTTTAACACCTCTCGATGTCTGCGTGGGTAAAGGCTGTTTAAGAAACTCCTTTATATCTCTAAGCGTGGTTTGCGTTCCCCGAGGCGTTATACTGATAACTTCCAAATCCCCGACATTTTTATTAGCTTCGTTTTCCATTTTCACCTACCGGCTGTTGTTGCGTTTTCCATAAAAAATATTCAGTCATTAATTTATCTATGTCGTTTTCCATATTTTCCTCTTAATTGTGGTTAGCTAACTATTAAAGTTCTAGCAATTTCACGCTCTAAATCTTTTGATTTATGACAATGTTTACACCATATAACTGATAGTTTTGCGCCCCTAGCTTTACTATTAATCACTTGTAATATATTGCGCTGATCTTCGATATATTTATGGAAACCTAAAAAACATAATATTTTATTCATACTTTTTCCTTAATTGTGGTTAGTGGGTGGTTTTCTTCTTAGCATTAATGGCTGGTCTTCCGTCATCAAATATGGTGGTAGACCTGAAAGCATAAGTGCCGCCCTTAATTTTCCTGACCTCCAACACTACGGTTTTGTATCGAATCTTCTTGCCCTCGACTACACAAGATCCCCAGCTTTCAACTTCTTCGGTAATTTCTAGCCTTTTACCCTTCGGTAATTCCTGACAGCACATACTCTCTCCCTATAAAAACAGTTCTTATTGACCTGCTGGTGGTTGCGCTTTACGCCTTCTAACCCACGTTTCAAAACTTGGCGGGTCAACCATAAAAGCGCATTGTTTTTGGTATTCATTCTGAAATTCGTCATGCTCTTCACGAGTAATTTCTACATCAGGTTCGCGTTTTATTTTTATTGCCATAATTCCCTCCTTGTTAAACAGTTCTTATTAAAGTTCTTGAAGTTAGTTAATTGGTGGTTATTTGGTTGTTTCTTCTAATAAAGTTGGCGCGTCCCTATAATCGTTAATATCTATCCATTCCGACATAGGGGTATTCGGATATTCTACCCATACTTGGAGAATCGGTTTATTGCCGAAACCCCTTCTTATTCGATATCTCTCAGTTCTAAATCTATTTTTATGATCAGACAGCCTCATACTCCCCCTCCCTTAATCCCCGTCTCTTTGCAAAACATCTAGCGGGGTTGGTTGTTGGTTGCTCTCCATAAAAGCGTCAATCATATCTTGATAAATATGTTTTACTTCGATTTTTGAATAAACCTCGGTCGCCTGGAAATCCGCGCCTTTCATTAGCATGTATTCCGTAGGATCTCGCGGAACGATTACATTGCCGTCAAGCGATTCCATAAGTTCTATTAGTTGGTCGCGCAAATAGGCAGCCTTTTCATGAACTCCCCAAGCATCAAACCTCATGTTTTTCAAATCTTCGTAACTATATTTCATACCCTCCCCTCTCTTATTAATGTGTTGGTTATTTGCCGTATATGACCTCTAAAGCCGCTTCTGCCATCTTGGTATATGAGCGCCACCGGAACCAATAACCTTTGCCCTCTTTATAGCCATCGGGGGGCAACATATTTTCAGTCACGACCGTTATATAATCCGGCCAGTCATAAACACAGTTATCTGCTTTGCATAAAGCTATAGCCACGTCTTTTATCATGTTTTTATCTATCATCCTTCTCCTCTCTAAAAATATTCGTCTCTTAAATTGTTGGTGTGGGTTGTTAAATTATTCCTATAGCGAAGTCTTGATTTTAAGTGTGCTTGATGGGAAGGCAGCTATTAAGCTGCTTTCCCTTTTACCAACGATAATCTCTTTTTACGACCATCTGGAGCCATAAGCGAAACCGAGGCTGGTGCAGAACTATTTGTTTCCAGTCCTAGTTTCATTACATCGAAATCCAGCCTTGCGGATTGCAGTATGCGGGAACTCAGTGCACTTATCGCTTGGGCTTGCCGGTGGTCTACTTTACCCTTGCGAACTCCCTCTATTGCTTCCAAAAGCATGATGCGAAGGTCTGCGGTATTTTTTACTGTTGATGACATTTTTGTATCTCCTTTTTAAGTTGTTGAGTTAATTGATGGATGGTAATTAAGTTCTGGTCTTTGTGGTAAATCCGGCGTAACTGCCAACATGGTATGCAATAGCCACCATTAAAAGTTACTCCGGTAGTTCCGCTGTTTCGCAGATAACTCGGCGTTAAATCTTTGCGCGTTGCGTTACATCCTTTACAGCGGTCATTCTCTATCCGGCTTGAACGCGCTCTTCTGCGGCAATCCGAACTGCAATAGGCATTTTTTACTTTTCCAGTTTTTAAATCAGAGGTTTTAGAACCTGCTTTATCCCAAAACTTAATCTTGCAATTTGAGCAATTAAGATAATGAACTTTCTTTGTCCTCTTTTTGCTCTCGCGCTCTATCCTGGCTGGCCGATTAATAAATCTCTGCATCAGACTCCAAGCAGTTTTATATTGAACGCCAAATTCTTTTGAAAACCTAAGCGCATTATTTTCTGGATTACTAAAGAAAACCATAGCAAGTAAATAAGTGCGTATCGGTTGTTTCCTTGATGACCAGATAGTGCCCGAAGTTGCAGTAAATCGGTAATTACACTTCTTGCACATGAACGGATAATGCTTGTTGCACAAATAAACCTCCCCGCTATCACATCTCGGACAGATAGGTTCACCATTGGTTTTAGGCCAACGGATTTCTCTAAATGCCATTTCACAAGCATCATCTGTCATTTCTTTAATAGCCTTGATGGACAGTTCCATCTCATTCTCCATTAATTAAACCATGTGTGTGGGGGGATGATTGGCGGGTAGGATGTCATGAATTAAGCTCCCTGCGAAGCCGGTTATCATTACTGAATAACTCATCCTACCCATAGAACTTTAAGCTACCGTATCAGCCCCAGAAACAGTCGCGGCTATAGTATCGCCTGCCACTGGAGCCGGTGAAGCAGGTTGGGCCGGTGGGATTGTGTCGTTCGCCGGGCCAGAAGACTCCGGGGCAACAATAGGCACTCCAGCCAGTTTCTTAACTTCATGAATAGCCTCATGGTCGCCGGGTAACAGGGCGCGCAAGATGGCGATTACCTTATGAAAATCAATCTTAATATCATTTTCGATAGTGGTTATTTCAGACATTTTATTTCTCCTTTGGTTGTTGGGTTGATAGTTTCTTGTAACGAGTCGGCCACAAGCTTTGTGTAGCCTATTATATCAAACCACGAATCGTGGTATTCCGGATCACCATTCAATATTCGGCCCACCTTGTGCTGGATCATATCGAGCGCTTCCGCCTTGTCATCGGTCAAGTTATTCCAATTGGGTGATTCGCGCATTATTCGCTTGAGCGCCTGTGTAATATTGGAATGACCCTTAAACGCTCCGTACTTCGCGCCCCGGTCTTTTAGCGTTTCTTCTATGCTTATCCCTTTTTCCATTATGATTTCCTATCGTAAATACGTTTTCCAAATAAATACAGCGCGGTTCCGCGATAATCTCGTATAAATTTTATCCCCGGTATTTTGATGTTTTTAGTATAAGTTCCCGCTATATTTTTTCTCGTAGCAAAATGGCAACTAAAACCGGGAAAAGTTATCAGCACATCTTGGTATTTTTCTCCTTTAGTTATACTAAACATTCTACCCCTTCCTATATCTTTCGCCGCGCCACCCACTTGCGGATACCGGAAGCCCGGTGGCCCAAGACGGCAGTTCGGTCATTATGCTCTGGAATTCTTCAAGCGAACCAAAGCCTTTTGGGACTTCGGCCAGGATTTCGTCATGTACCGTAAGCGTCACGTTATATCCTTTCTGCTCTACACGCAGCATCGCCTCCATCATAATATCCCTGGCCACGGCCTGGGTCGCATTTTCGATGAAAATCCCGGAATATCCGATCTTTTCCGTCCATTGGCGCGTGAATTGATCGGTGCTCTTATATACTACGCACCAACGCAGGTCGGTATCGTCTTCGCTCCAGGGCATTCTTTTTTGCTTCATCCGGGCAAAGGGGTAGCATAGCGCCCGGCCGCTCGGTAGCAGGCACCACAAGAAGCTGCCCGCCCTTTTATAGCGGCACCGGCCGGCTTCTGCTGTCTCGCCGGGGTTTGATACCGCGTGTATCGCAGCGGCTTCCATGTCACGCCAGCATTGCTGTATTTTATGGTTCTTTTCTCGCCAGGCTAACTTTATCACCTCGGCGGCAAGCCACGCTTTTTGCTCCATGCCGGTGCGGACACCGCGCTGCGGCCAGGCTTTGATCGCTTCTTCTTTGAATTTATCGTTTATTGCGCCCCAGACATTTGCGTAATGGTCGCCGATCTGCATTCCGTAGTTCTTAGACATCTTGGCGAATGCTTGCGCTCCTCCGGCGTAACCCATGGATAATTCAGTAACTTTCCCGATTTGACGGTATGGTTTGGCGTCTTTCGTCTCTACGCCGAATATCCCTCCGGCCGCTACCAAGTACAGATCCGGCCCTGTGCCTTCATCGAACGCCCTGAAAGCGCCAAGCTTATCTTCTTGGCCGGCTAACCATGCGACCACTCTGCCCTCAATATTTGAGAAATCGCTTGCCAGTAAATCGTTACCCGGCGCTGCGGTAATCATCCCCCGGATACAGTCAGCGACCACAGTGAGAGGCTTTCCATATAACATATCAACGAGCACATTACTGCCAGACATAATGGTAGAAATGGCGAGTTCGTAATTAGTACTAAAGCTTTCATCATCGCCTTTTATTATTTCAGGTCTCGGCAGATTTTGCAATTGGGTTCCTCTTGCCGCGGCGCGACCTGTGCCCGCGCCATGGTACTGCAAATTACCGCGCATACGGCCGTCGCTCTGCACTCTGGAGAGCATACTATCAATCTTCGCTGTCGATGTCTTCGCCACTTCCTTCCGAATTTCCAGTGCCCTTCTGCAATCGTTCGGTATATCGAGAATAAGTAGATCAGTGATGACGTCTTTTGCAACGCTTGCAGTCGGTACGCCGGCATCTTGCAGGTAATCGCACAACTGTGCTACAGCAGAACCGCTGGCTACGGCGCCCTTAGTCACTAGCCACATCTCGTCGTCGAGCCGCTGGGTGTCCCGTAAAACGATACGTTTCGCCTGCTCGCAGAGCGGTTTATCGATATGCACGCCCCTGTCATTTATCTGCATGTCTAGCTGGAATATCTTTAATTCTTTGTCAGTCAGCCGCAGCACTCTCTTCGCAATGGCCTGCTCGACTCTCACGTCCTGTTTGCAATATTCGTAGAGCCTTTGCTTATCTTCTTCAGTCTCATGCCAAAGTATTTTATCGGTCGCTTCGCCTTTCCGCGGGAGCCGCGGTTTGCACATTTTCATCATCAGCCGGTAGCCGGCATTGTCTTTCTTTATGTCTAGCCCGATGGCCGGGGCCGCTTGATCCAGGCTGCCGGGTAGCGCCATGGCGTAGCTTTCGGCCATGGTGCAGCGATATTGCTCTAGCTTCGGAACCGGGAACCCGTAGCGTGGGCCCATGATCTGCTCGAACCCCTGGCGCTCGAACGC